TACGGAACTTGCCACAAGAGTGGCTTTCTTATTACACGTAGCCCTTGAAAGGAAAAAGGCAAAAGAAGCGAAGGATGGCAAATAGAATTGAAAAGTATCAGGATCTCATAAATTACTTAGAGCCGGATGAAAAGAAAGAGCTCCTGGAGATCATGAAGAAAGCAACGCCTCAAAAATGGGTGCCGATGGTTGGCCCTCAATTGGCTGCGCGGGAATCGCAGGCAGATATAATATTTTTCGGTGGCGCTGCAGGCGGTGGTAAAAGTGATTTGCTCTTGGGACTGGCCCTTGATGATCATATCAATTCAATCATATTCCGGCGGCAAAGCACTCAGCTTTTAGGCATTCAGGATCGACTTCTTGATGAAATACTAAAATCACGAAAGGGATGGAACGGGCAAACCGATGTTTTGCGGCTTCCTGGAAGGAAGATAGAATTCGGCTCTTGTAACAATGCCGGGGATGAAAAGAAGTACCAGGGCCGGCCGCATGATCTTGCTGGCTTTGATGAAATAACACATTTCTTAGAAGCGCAATTTCGGTTTTTAATAGGATGGTTGCGTACAGTGAAAAAGGGACAACGGACGCGAATTGTATGCACCGGGAACCCGCCGACAGATTCAGATGGGCGTTGGATCCTTGACTTTTGGGGGCCGTGGATTAATAGCCTTCATCCTAATCCCGCCATGATCGGGGAGTTACGTTGGTTTGCTACGATAGATGGAAAGCATGACGTTGAAGTAGAAAACGGCGAGCCGTTTGACCATAAAGGGGAAAGGATACAGCCTCTTTCCCGGACATTTATTCCTTCTCATATTGAAGATAATCCTTTCCTGATGGCCACAGGTTATAAATCGCAGCTGCAAGCTCTTCCGGAACCCTTACGATCACAAATGCTAAAAGGCGATTTTATGGCCGGAGTCAGTGATGATGAATGGCAGGTTATCCCGACCGCATGGGTTGAAGCTGCGCAGGCACGGTGGAAACCGGACGGTAAAAAAGGCAAACAAATGGATTCGGTCGGTGTCGATGTGGCGCGCGGCGGCGCCGACAAAACCATGATAGCCCCACGTTATGGGAATTGGTTCGATGAGTTAAAAGTTCATCCCGGGCAGACGACGCCGGATGGCCCCACGGTGGCCGGCCTGGTTGTTAAGGAAACGAAGGACTCCGCGCCGATCCATATCGATATAACGGGCGGCTTCGGTGGTAGCCCGTATGACCATCTTAACGAGAACAGCTTTCAGGTCATAGGCATAAATAACGCTGCAACGGACTTCTCTGAAAACCAGGTTGATAGAGATACGAATAAAATCAAGTTTAAGAACAATCGCGCCTTTTTTATGTGGCGGTTCAGAGAAGCGTTGGAGCCAGGCAAAGGGGACGATCTGGCCCTCCCGCCGGATCCAGAACTTAAAGCCGATTTATGCGCTCCACGATACAAGTTAACGCCGCAAGGTTACCAGGTTGAGCAAAAAGATGAAATAAAGAAGCGGATAAAACGGTCACCGGACAAAGGCGATGCGGTTATCTTGGCGAATATCAGGACCGTGAAGAATTCTCCACGCAGACAAAAGAACTGGCGAGCAAGGATGCCGGAGACGACATGGAGGTCGGTATAATGCCTGATATCAGATCAAAGCCAGCAACAAAGGAATTTAGGGATAATTTCGACCGGACGTTTAGAGGTAAAGAAGAGGAACCTTATTCCATTGCCAGTGACATGTATTCTGACATATTAAAAGAGTTGGCTATATTTCGTAAGAAGGAGGAAAGAAGGTGGCTATAAATTATTTAGGCGGTCTTAAAAGGCAATTCGACCATGTAAAAGTGGCAGGCAGCGACAACCAGGACGTATGGCAGGCGGTAATGGTTATTCTCAGGCACCAGGCTCCGGGTAAATCCTTTATGATCACCCGTGAAGCAATCTGGAAATATATCGAGCCGAGAGAAAACAGAGACCCGAAGACGATAAGCGCGGATATGGAAGAGTTTGACAAGCTTGTTATTAAGAACAGGTTCGCCCGTAAAGTGGCAGCAACTTACCTTCAAAAAGGCGTAGCTGATGCGGATCTGGCCTGTATAGGGTTTGCAATCGGCCTGAATATGACCAACAGGATAATGCTCTGTACCGGCTACAATCTGGCGAAAATAATGCAGATGATGACGATTGAAGCCCGGCCGGAAGCAGCTGCACAGCTTTTAATGTGGATTCAAGACGGACTGGACGAGCTCAAGAACTTGCCGGACGCGCCGCCGGACGCGAAGCAATACATGGGAGAGGTCACTATCTTCAACGGCGGCCAGAAGATGGGCACGAAAGATATTACCATGGATGAATCAGAGGTCATTATCGAGAGTAACGAGCAATGAAAATAACCTTCGCAATCCAGACCGGCTATCATCCTGAACGAATGCCGGGCGTTCTTCACAATATCGTTGATACGGCCGATAAACCGGAAGAACTGGAAGTCGTTATTCAGGTTCATAAAGACGATCCGGCAAGTCATAATTTTAATCACCCTCGGTTAATTATTAAGACATTTGTCTTTAACGAAACATATACATCTTCAGAGAAAGCAAAATACATATTTGAAAACACCACTGGCGAAATACTTTCCGGCATGAGCGATGATTTCATTATCCATACGACGGGGTGGGACGCAGAGATAAAGAAAATATACGAGGGGATTCCGGATAAGATCGCATTGGTCGGTATTAATGATCTGATGTTTAAAGATACGCTTTTTACTATTCCTATCATGTCAAGGCGGGCCGTGGAGATCGTTGGCTACAGCATTCACCCGGCCTATCAGTATTACCGCGTGGACGATCACATTCACCACACTTACGATATTCTGCGTCGTCTGGGCCATGACCGTATCATTTACCGGGAAGACATTGTTTTTGAGCATAACCATTACACGATGATTGCCGGGAAACGGGTTTACACGAAATCACTCGAAGCTACTGTTTCCAATGACGGTGTTTATTATCAAATGCTTGAAGGGCAGCGCAAGATTGACGCGCTGAAGCTGGCTATGGCGATTGATAATTATGATTATGGTTTATTGGACAGGCCGGAGAAACCCCGGCAATACTGTGAAAAGTTAACTAAAATTAATGACGGCTTAACTAATTTTGTGAGGGTGGACTGATGAATATTATAAATTTAATACCTATTGGGATATGCATTCTTGTTTTAGCAGCAATATTATTTAGAGTGTTTATTCGCCGCAGAGAACAACAATACCAAAAACCGGTTAAGGATAGCTCCACTGGTTTTTTTCAAGAGGACGGAGAGCGAATTATCCGAGGAAAAAGACGAGCCGAAAGAATTGCGCACATGCTTGGAGTGTTGCAGGGATACCCACCACCGCCGGAAAACGATCCGCCTACTGAATTTATGGAAGATGTTTATATCGTGCATAGAAGATGTGTGATTGTAGTTGAAAATGACTATACTGGAGATGATTATTGGAGCGACAACCTCAAAGACGCAGTAAGGAAAGCATTAGATAAACCTGATTTTAGCAGCGGCGAAGCAGGGAAAACATACGATATTGACGATAACAAAATCACGGTTTACTATACGTCACACATAACAGAAATGAAAATCCCGGAAAAACTATTCCAAATGGCAAAGAGGGGCAAACTGAAATGAATGTTATAAAGATAGAAGTTAATTCAGCGCTCGTTTTCCCTGAGGGAAGCTCCGATCTTTCCATTAAAGAGGCACTTGTTCGGAAAATGGCAGACTCTTTAGTTAAATATATTAAAGTGGAAAAATTAGACTCTTTGGCTCCGAATTGCACAGACAAGGGATATATAGCTACTCTTATTGTGGGCATTCCGGAAGGCGATGAGTTTGTAACTGACTTAGGAACCACTACCCTTGTCGCCGCGGTGTTGAAGGGAGTAATCCATGAAACCTGAAAAAGAAAATCTAAGACTTGATGAAGTGGCAGAAATTCTACGCATAAGCAGGAGCACGATATACCGGATGATAGATAATGGCGATCTTCCGGCCTTTAAGTTACCAAACCGCAGATCATGGCTCGTAAAGAAAGAAACCATTGAAAAAATACTCGCCAAGGCAGATCTGTTAAATACTGTCTCATAGCTATTCATAGTTAATCACAGTCGTTAGCCTTTAAAATATCAATACTTTATACTTGTTTCGTGGACGAGATAACCAAAGCGAAGCAATTACAGGGAGACGTTCAGCCTGAGAAAGACCAGGTTACCCCTGAAGCTGCCACTTCCAACCTTGACTCAGAAGAAAATCAGCAAAAACTCAAAAAGCTTATGCAGTGGCGCAGGCAGGCGCGCGTTGCCCAGGCTGATAATCGTCTTGAAATGGCTACCGACGAAGATTTCTACGATGGGATTCAATTAACGCCGGAAGAATTAGCTGTTCTTCAGCGGCGCAATCAGCCGGTCGTTGTTTACAATGTTATCGCCAATGCGATCAACTGGATATTGGGAACGCAACGGCGCGCACGGTTCGACAGCCGCGTATTGCCCCGCAAGAAAGTTGATTCCGATTCAGCAAAAGCCAAAACCAAAATGATGAAATACATTCAGGACGCTTCAAAAGGCGAATACGAGATAAGTTTCGCTTTTGAAGAACAGGTTAAGGCCGGCCTGGGATGGTTAGAGGATAGCGTCAGAAATAATGACGATGAACCTATCTTTATGAAGTCGGAACGGTGGCGCAATATTTGGTATGATCACCTTGGCCTTTCTCTGGACGGTTCGGATTATCGCTTTATCTTACGTGAGAAGTGGCTTGACCTTGATATCGCTCAACACATGTTCCCTGATAGGGAAGATGCCCTAAAGAACATTTCCGAAGGCGTAAATAGCCTCTATCCGTATTTGCCGGATGATGTTGTCGTTACGGACTACGCTTCTGAATTCGATCTTGAAAGCGATCTGGACGCGCTCTTTGGCGGTCCCTTTGACGGCGCGCGCGAGCGAATTAAAGCGATTGAAATGTGGTACCGGATGCCGGCGCGTGTCGAGTTAATTAAAATGCGCGATCACGACACGCCTTACGGAGCTCTTGACGGCTCTATTTTCCGTCCTGAAAGCAAAGAGCACCAGTATCTAAAGAAAGGGAATTACATATCGACCAACGACGCCCTGATCTTGACGGTCCGGTGCGCTATGTGGGCGGGCGCAACGCTTCTTCAGGATAAACTTTCTCCATTCAATCACAACCGTTTTCCGTTTGTGCCGCTTTTCTGTTATCGCCGCAAACGGGATAATATGCCTTACGGCGTTATCCGGAACCTGAGAGATCCTCAATCCGATTTAAACAAGAGACGGTCCCGTTCTTTATTCCTTCTTACGGCCACTCAGGTCATAGCGGATGAAGGCGCTGTTAATGACAAAGTTGAAGCCATTACTGAACTGCACAAGCCCGATGGATGGGTAGAGGTCAATGCAGGGAAAAATATCAAAGTAGAAAATCATATTGAATTGGCAAACTCTCATGTTGAACTTGCCAGGGATGACGAAAGGTTTGTTCATAACATTTCCGGCGTTACTGGAGAGCTTCAGGATCAGCCACGCACAGACCTTTCAGGAATTGCAATAAAATCATTACAGAATCAAGGGCAGATGTCCCAGGGTGTTTGTTTCGATAATCTTTACTATGCCTTTCAGGGCCACGGCGAAATCCAACTCGCCTTGATCGAACAGTTTTGCGACGACGAAAAGGAATACCGGATTACAGGCGATCAGAGAAAAGATGAATTTGTCCATGTAAATAAACGAAACGAAGACGGCACCATCGAGAACAATATCACCAAAAACAAAGCTGATTTCGTTATGACGAAGCAGGACTTCAGAGACACAATCCGCCAGGCCATGCTCTCCCAACTCAGCGAGTTAATCAATAATCTATCTAAGTCGCAGCCGGAAGTTGCTCTTAAACTTTTGGATATGGTTGTCGATCTTATGGACGACCTGGCTAACAAGGATGAAATTGTCGCGCGTATCCGGGAGATTAACGGACAGATCGGCGCAGAAGACGACATGTCGCCGGAAGAGAAGCAAAAGGCCGCGAATAGTAAAAAACAAAAAGAACAGCAGGTACAAAAGCAACAACAGATTACTGAAATCATGCAGCAGCTTGAGGTTGCCTTCAAGCAGGCCGAAGTTAACGAAAAACAGGCCAAATCCATGAATGAAATGATGGATGGCATGTTGAAGAAATTACAAACATTTGTCGAAGCAATGGGCGCCGCCGGAACTCTGGCGGCCAATCCGCATTTAGCGAAAGCCGCCGATAATCTTCTCCAGGAAGCGGATGCCGTTGTTGGTTCAGGTAAGGGCAAAGAAATGACCGCCCAGCAGCAAAATCAATAAGGAGGGTTATGCGTTATGGTAAAGGGAAAAAGTACTGTTCAACCGGATTACGAGAAAGAGTACGAGAAAGATCGAGACGTGGAAGCTCTTATCAGGGCGTCAGCGATAAAGAAAGACCCCAAGAGACACGCCGAGGCCAAAGTCCATGCCAAAAAGAAAGCCGCTGAATACCAGAAGAGAAAAGATGAAGCAACGGCTGCGTTGGCATTAGGCAAAAAATAATATTTTTCAAGGAGGTCATATTACGATGGAAGGACAGGAAGTCGAGAAAAAAGTTGAGATAGATAAAATAGAAATTCCCGCGGCAGAGAGCGCTATCCCAATCCCTGAAGGCTACAGCTCCGAGGAATGGCAAGATTTATCGCGCTCAGAGCAGGAAGGAATTGTTGACAGCATTAAAAACCCGACCGACGCGCCGGAAGATGATCATGTGCCGACACCGGAAGAACTGGCCGCTTTAGAAGAAATCGCTAAAGACGGTGAAGAAGAAAAAACGGTGGATGAAAAACCCGTTGAGGAACCGGAAAAAAAGGTTGACGAGCAGCCGGTCGAGGAAAAGCCGACCGAAGAAAAACCGGCCGAAAGCGCTCAATTAGTGAGTGATGTTGACCTTCTTTCTTATCGGCCCGTCGTGAGCGAAGATGACTTGAAGGTTGAAGTTGAAGAGGTTATCCCGGAGGCTCTAAAAACCAAAAAAGCGGAGTTAACTCAAAAGTTCGATGACGGAGATATTACACGCGAGCAATACGATGATGAACGCGACGCCCTTAACCGTCAAATTATGTTAGCCAACTCTTCGAGTGTTGCAGCTGCCAGGGAAAAGAAACGTGAGGCGATTATTTGGGGAAAGGAACAAGAGTTTTTTCTGGCTGCACATCCTGAATTCCTGGTTAAAAAAGACGAGGCTGCCGATATCGTTACTAATAAAGAGGTCGTTTTCAGCACGTTAAAGGCCATGGTTCGGCAGATATCGAGCGATCCGAAGAACGCCCACCTGTCAGGTATGCAGGTTCTAATAAAGGCAGACAAAGCGATATCCGGAGTTAAAGAGGCTTACGGACTGGCCCCGAAGAAAGAAGTTAAAAAGGACGTTAAGCCCGTTGAAAAGAAGGAAGTAAAGCCGTCTGCCAAAGATGAATTAAAAAAGGATGACGTGAAGACGTTATCCGGATTGCCGGCAGCCGGTACCGGGAATGTTGAAGACGCTTTCGCTCAGTTGGATAAGATGACCGGCGAAGCATACGAGAACGCGCTCGCTTCATTAAAACCGGAAGTAAGGGAAGCATACGAGAAGAGGGTGTAATGGGCTGTTTAATGAAAATGATCAGCAAGTCTGACGAATTGGTACTTCCATTGAGGGATTTCCCTCCGGAAGCAAAGGAAGTTTCCGTCATTTTGACAGACAAGGCAGGCGGCAGGGCCATGCTGAAGATCACCGCCCATAATTCTATACCGATTCAGCACTTTAAACAGGTCCTTAATTACGAAGAGGACGCGATTTATAAAACCTTAAGCGTTGGAGAAGAGCTTTTGTTTGATTTAAGAAATGCGCGGCACGATGGGAGCATATTTCTTTATCTCATAGAGAGGATGCGGGGGAAGGCTGTCTTTAAAATCACAGTGGAACGAGAAATTACAGTTCACCACGTAAAACAGCAAATAATAGGGCAATAAAGCCCTTAACATCGACCAGGACGGTCTAAACCAAGAGAAGGAGGTCATATGCAGACGATTATCGGATTGAATGACCCCAAAGCCGTCAAGAGGTACTCAGGTAACCTCGCGGTCGATGTGGGTCGAAAAGGGTACTTTACCCGTAAATTTATGGGCAAAGGGAATGTCCCTACCCGCCCGATCTGGCAGTTGACGGATTTGGAGCAGGCAGCGGGAGAACAGATCAACTATGATTTGAGTATGCAGTTAAACATGCAGCCGATTGAAGGTGATGCAGAATTGCACGGCAAAGAAGAGGCGCTGGTCTTCTTTACGGACAATGTTTACATCGATCAGATGCGCGGCGGTGCGGATGCCGGCGGAAGAATGACGCGCAAGCGGACTCTTCACGACCTGCGCCAGATTGCAAAAGCGCGTTCGGTTGATTGGTGGGCGAGGGTGTTTGATGAAATTATCTTTATGTACCTGTCCGGTGCGCGAGGAACAAACACCGAATTTGTTTTCCCGACAACCTATTCGGGATTTGCCAATAACCCTTTAACTTCGCCGGATAGCAACCATATCGTTTACGGCGGCGTGGCAACGACAAAGGCTTCTCTTGCGACAACGGACACCATGTCCACGCTTCCGATCGATAAAGCGGTTGCTTATGCGAAGATGATGGGCGGCGGCGGGCCTGCTTATTCGGAAATCCCGCAGATCCAGAAGTGCAACGTTGACGGCAATGAAATTTTCCTGTGCGTGATGGACCCCTATCAGGAGTTCAATCTTCGCCGGAATACGACCACCAACGATTGGGCGGATATCCAGAAAGCGATAGCAACCGCAGTCGGACGCGAAAACGAGTTCTACAAAGGCGGCTTGGGAACATGGAACGGCGTAGTGCTCCACAGTCATCAAAACTGTATCCGGTTCACCGATTACGGCGGAGGCTCCAACGTTTCAGCAACCCGCGCTCTGTTTATGGGGCTTCAGGCGGGCGTCATTGCTTTTGGTTCGCCCGGCAAGGAACTGCGCTTCGGTTGGCATGAAGAGGAACGCGACAACGGCAACAAGGCCATTATTTCCACCCACGTAATTTGGGGCGCTAAGAAAGTTACCTATAACGGCAATGACTTCGGCGTAATGGCTATTGATACGGCGTCTGTAAAACCCTAACGGTGGAATGGGCTCCGCTATAACACATTAAAAAGGAGGAATTTATTATGTCCCAAACTTTGAAAATCGCTCCTGATCTTTACAGTAATGTGCCCAAAACTGCCATTTCGGGGGCGCGTAAAGATGTCAGGACAATCAGTTTGGCAACGACCGACTTGACCACTACGCAGTTAGTGGCTTTGGCGGTCCTGCCTGCAGGTCACATGCTGACGGATTTTGTGCTTGAATCCGATCAGCTTGATTCCAACGTAACAACCACGCTGACCGCCACGGTAGGTATTTTAAATACCTATTACAATCAGGCGCCCGCCACGGCGGCAAAGGCGGCGAATTATAACCCGACGACCAAAGACGCTGCCGGGAATACGATTTATGCGGAATCTCCGGCAACGGATCAGAATACCGATACTCAGCCCGCCCTTGTTGCTAACCACAACATTATAACGGCTGACAATACCGTTGCAGCTGGTGGACGTAAAGGTCCCTCGCTGGCGTTTACGCGGTATATCGGCATTGACAAGGTGAATGACAGGATTATCGCCCTGCAATTTCCCGCGCTTCCGGCAACGGCCAAAGCGGGTAATGTGACGTTCATTGTCGGTATTGATTTCGCAAATTAACCCTTAACATGTGGATGGGCGGCTTCGGCCGCCCATCCCGCTTAATTAAAAATCAGGAGGATTTCACGATGGCAGGAGAATTGGAGTGCTTGATCAGAAGGGTAGGCAATACCACGGTGGTTCTGGAAAAGACGGTTTATACATTTAGGCCTATTCCGGGAACTAAATATAATCCTGAGACGCTCAGGAATTACAACAAGAAGACAGGACAGGTTGATGTAACAACCAGAAGCGTTCCTGTAGAATCGACGTCGGTATGTGATGTGCAAAATCAGGAACACTACGATTATCTTCTGGCGACAGGGCAATACAGGCCTTATGACCCTGCGAAAGCACAGTCAGAAGCGAACATTGAACGATCAAACCCCTTTGAGGGATATGCGATTGAAAAATATGAAGTCGGCAGCGTCCAGGGCTATTTGGCAGTAAATAAAAAGAAAAAGCCGTATTTGTACGCCGGCGCAGATGGTGTTTGGAAAGAAAAAGCAGGCGGGATGAATCCCTGGAAGACTGAAATTGAACTCTTCGCTTTCCTGAAAGAAGAAGTTTCCTCAGCCTCTAACGAAGGTTATGAAGGGCTTGAAAAAGAGATAAATGAAGTGGGCAAAACCGCCGGCCCGGAGACTAAAAAAGCAAAGAAATAGAGAGGGCTTATGCTGGTATCTGATTTATTAAAAGTGGTATTGCCGCGACTTGGCCGACAGGCTTCAGCAAGCGGCATAACTATTTATCAGGCGGCCAATTCCATTCAGTCGCTTATTTATAAAAACCTCTTGCGTAGTAAATCGGATTTAATAGCCAGCGGGGAACTCGATTTATATATACCGGCCTTTGGAAGATCAGCGACTTTGCCGTCAGACTTTGAAAGCATGGCCGAGCGTCCGAAATCCGTTGAGCAAACCGATGAATGGATGGCCGGGGCTGTTCAAAGTTATGACAATGACACCGGAGAACTTGTTGTCAATGTTGCCACGTCAAGCGGGACAGATACTTTATCCGTTTGGTTTATAGCATTGGCCGGAGTGCCGGGAATGCCAGCCCAAAATATCGGGAATTCAACGTCAACTCTGACGGTCGGGACAGGCATTCAGACGATTACAACTCAGGCAGGGCTCAATCTTCTGCCAGGCTATTATGTAATTGTTTCTTCGGAGAATTCGCCTCCTAATTGGGAAGGACGAAAAAGGCTTCTACAGCCTAATTACTTGGGCGATGGCCAGGGCGAGCATACGGATGAATGGTGGATGAACTACTCTTATTGGGGAGAATCTTTTCAATATCCCACCGTCCGGCCTTCTACGTACAAGATCATCGGCAATACCATGATTATAAAACCGGAGTGTGTCGTTGATATTAACGTCACAGGTAAATACAATCAGAGGCTTGTTGATTTGACGATTCCCTCACAGGTAATTCCGTGGGATGGCCGTTTTGATGAAATTTTCAAAGAGGGCGTTATCCGGATAATTGCCAAAGGGACCGCTGTTGTTGAAGACGATTTAGGCTTTATGGCGCTTTTTAAAAGAGAATTTGATTCTGTAATGATAAGCCGGGGAAGATTGATCCCCACTCAATGCAGAACGGGATTAGATACGTTCATGTAAGGTGATTTATGGCAGACGACATAGTAACAGCCGACGGCGGGACTCCCGAAGGCGGGGAGCAATCGTTAAGCGGAGAAATAGGCGACATTCTGCTTGAAGTGCAGCAGCAGTTAAGGGATATCACCGGCGATACCTGGCCGCCGTCCGTCATGCTCATGTATATCAATCCGGTTATTTTAGAAATCGTCAAGTTGAAGCCAGAAGCCTATCCTGTACCAAGGGTATTACAATTAAATGCCGGTACGGAGCAAAGACTATCAGCGCTTGGAACGACTTTGGCGACAACCTTTATTGCCGCAATATCTATCCTGGATATTGTCTGTAACATGGGGACGACAGGATCCACGACAGGACTTTCTATCATCGGACTTGAAAAAAATGCGATAGATCATCTTGTCCCCGATTGGCAGACGTATGACGCCGATCCCGTTGTCGTCCATGGGATAAAAGACAGCAGAAACCCGTTGGTTTTTTATTCATTCCCGCCGCAGCCGGCAAGCAATCAAGGCTTTGTTAAATTTCTATTAAGCGAACCGCCGCCCGATATTACTGAGGATAACACGGACTTTCCCCTCGATCCTTCTTACAAGATAGCTTTTAAAAATGGCATGATATGGAAATGCTTGTCTGAAGAAACGAATCAGCAGGGAGCCTCACAGAAAGCTATAATGTATCGGCAAACGTTTTTACAGGATTTGGGATTGAAGTCTAACGTGGACGCGCAAAACAATGCAAAGGGTAAATAATGCTGATCAATGTCTCACAATTTGGCGGATTGATGCCCCGGATAATAGACCCCACTCTTTTGCCGGAAGGAAAATCTCAAGTCGCTAAGAATTGCCGTTTTGACCGCGGCGGCGTAACTGCCCTCGAAGAAAATCAGCTTATTCAGGAATTAACATTTAAACCGGCCTCTATTTATCGGAATATTGACGGCAAATTTTTTCTATTCAGTAACGACACGGATGTTGTAACTGCACCTTTGGCAAATGACACTTATGGGCGAGTGTATTTCACGGAAAACGGAGAGTTAAGAGTAACAGATCAATCTCTTTATAAATCCGGTTCTGGCCCTTTTCCTCAAAAATCTTACAATCCAAGTCCTTTGCCGCCCGCGTCAGCCCCTATTATCACGCCATTCCCAAGCAAAGAGGCTGTAACGAAACTGACGATAACAGATTCTAATTGCGGCGAGAGTAACGGAACGAGCTCGCTTATTTTTGCAGGCGGCGGCGGTACTGGTGCGATAGGTACCTACACCGTCTCGAATGGCGTTATAACGGACACAATATTGACGTCTGGCGGCTCTTATGTTGAAAATCCGACCGTTTCCACGCAAAGCGGCACCGGTTCAATCACGGCCTCCGGGATTAATGACCCTACGTTAATGGAAACCAGGGGATATATTTATACCCTGGTGAATGGCTACGGCTCAGAAGGTCCGCCTTCTCCCGTATCTGCATTGGTTGACGTTTGGGATGGCGATAAAGTTATCCTTTCCGGCATGGACACAACGGCGGGCTCCGATTACAACATAGAAACAAAGCGCATTTACCGGATAAATCAGAGTTCGACCGGCGCGGAATATCAGTTTTTAGATGAAATAGATATAGCCGCTGCCGATTACACAGACACAACTCTTGACGCTGATCTTGGAGAAGTTTTAGGCAGCGCGGAATGGGATGGAGCGCCTACGGGAATTCAGGGGCTTATCGCTCTTCCAGACGGTTCTCTCGCCGGATTTTTCGGGAGTACGCTCTGCCGGTCAGTTCCTTATTATCCCCATGCATGGCCTGTATCTTATCAAAAGCCGGTAGATAAGCCGATTGTGGCCCTGGGAGCGTTCGGCACTACTATTGTTGTTTTGACGTCCGGAAAGCCGAAGCTGGCCGTAGGCAATGATCCTTCTAATGTTGTCATGGAAGATATGGATATTGGCTTTGCTTCGATGTCGAAACGCGGAACGGTTCAGGCCGGCGACACGGTTATTTATCCGTCTCCTGAAGGCGTAGTAGCTATATCGCCCTCATTCAGAGCCGTTCTAACGGAAGAGATAATGACCCGCGAAGATTGGCTGCGGATTTACAATCCCGAATCAATATCAGCTTTCTATTGGGAAGGTCATTATGTGGGCTTTTATACGAACAGCAACGGGCAATCAGCGGGATTTATTTTCAACATTGCAAAGAAAGAACTGAGCGATTTAACATTTTATGCCTCTGCCGGTTACAGAGATCCCGGAACAGGCATTTTATATTTGGCGGTGTAAATGGCAACATATTATTGGGTAGGAAATTCCGGGAGCGCAGACGATCCCGCACATTGGGCATTGACGAGCGGCGGTGCTGGCGGTGCCGGTGTCCCTGTTGATGGCGATATAATAATAGTTGATTTTCATTCTATTACCATCACAGGCCAGACTATAACATTCCCCTTAGCGTTATCACCTAATCGTTTTTATATAGAAGGTAATCCCGCCGGTGGCGTGATCCCTAATTTCAACATCGTACTTGCCAATCCGATGACGATAGGGCCAACTGGCATATTCGACACTCAAATGGTTGTTTCTGGGCCGTTTACTTCCGTTAATGTAACTGGAAAATTTATATCTCATTCAAATTATGCGCTTAACGATCCGTGGCATATCATGAATTGGGATATTATAGAATTCCAAGGCAATGCCGAATTTTATTCAATAAATGCCAATAGTATTATATTTAATACTTTAGATCTTGCTAGCGCGGTATTTAATATAGAAACTACGTTTGGGGATCCAATACCATTTATAAGCACGAATTTATTTTCTGTAATTTCCTCTTTGGCAAGTTTAGCTGTTTTGCAGCCCAATACAGGCACCGCCTCTTTTACGGTAAACATCCCAAGTGGCATTGTTGATTTAAGTTATACTACATTTAATAATTGTGCCGTAACTGGTGGCGTCACATTTAACGCATATACATCGAATGGTTGCCAAGATCGAGGCGGCAATAGTGGAATAAATTTTGCTCCTCCAAAGGTTCTTACATCTATCCAGATATCTCCCGGACAGGCAAATATTGATAAAGGCGGAACACAGCAATTCACCGTTATAGGGACTTATGACGATTCTTCACAGGAAGATATAACTTCTCAATGTGATTTTTCTTCTGATCATGAGGACGTTGCCACGGTAGATGATTCCGGATTGGCCACGGCAGTAAATGGCGGTTTCACGACCATAACCGCTGATATCGGGGATTTTTCCGCAGCTGCAATGTTAGAGGTTATTTTCACGCAAATAAAGGTTTTGCCTTCAACGAAATATTTAACGCCTGGCGAGGCATGGCAGTATTCGGCAATTATAGGCGAGGAAGATTATACGAACCAGGTAATATGGGTGTCGTCCGATCCTTCGGTGGCAGCCGTATCTTCTTCCGGATTAGTCAAAACCTTTAAATTAGGAAGAGTGGCGATCACGGCCACTTTAGACGGTGTAACCGGCGGCGCCATATTGATTGTCGTTCCAAATATCACTACAGGCATTCCAAACATCGTGTCATTTGCCAATCGTTACGGAGTTTATCGGAGCGCGGCCCTTCAGTCTAAACGCTATAAATACCCGAAGCAAACATTCTCTGTGATAAAAGTTATAGCGACAACCTACCCGGTTACCATTGATATTATCTATCCATTACTGAAAAGAGGGCCGAAAACAATATCGGCGAAAGTTTCTTCTTCTGATCCGCAGCGGATAAAACCTTTATTGGCCGATTGCTGCGAAGTCAGGGCGTACAATTCAAATGCCGTCATATCGGCAATCTATTTAGCAACAAGCATGAGCGAAATACCATTATAGGAGGATTTAGGATGAAAAAAGGAGTTTTCGATTGGAAAAATATTATGAAGAAAATAAACGTTAAGAAGGCTGATGAACCTGCACAGGGAAAGGGATTGGTATGTGATTATGTCGTATGCCTGCCCGGGAACGCGCCGTCAAGTTGGAAGCAGGCTATGGGCGTTATGCAGATGATCAATGAATTATCTGTCATGGGGAAGCGCATTATTCCCGTAAATGCTCAAAGCTGCAATATTTACGTTGTGCGAAATGGCGTATTGAGGCCGACCTTACCTATGGGAAATCGTGTCAACCAAAAACCGTGGGAAGGCTTAATAGCAGACTATGACCGGATGATCTGGATTGATTCAGATAATATTATCAAAACGCAAGACGTTCTCCAGTTGCTTTCTCATGATGTGGATATCGCGGCAGCCTGGTACCGGCAGTACGGCGGCGGTGTTATAGATGACACAAATAAAGCGGCCTGCGGCTTCTGGAAGCGCGGCACAGGGTATAATGAAGTTCGGCCTTTGACTATTGCCGATATCCCGAAAGAGCCGACCAACGAAAAGGGATTGATAGAAGTCGATTATGCGGGAATGGGCTTAATGATCGTTAAAAAGGGGGTTTTTGAAAAGATGCCTTATCCGTGGTTTCGGTCCGGCATAATCGAATGGGAAGAAAACGGGATCCAGTGCGCAGATATCGACACGGACGATAGCCGCTTTTGCTTTGCGGCCAAAGAGTTGGGGTACAAGATACACGTTGACCCGAAGTGCCGAATTTTACACCAGAAGATGGTGGATCTCTAAAATGAATATGCAGCCCTTTACCAAAGAAATTGTTGACCAAGTATTCCAAAATCTTTGGCAGAGAAGCCGGGACGAAGCCGAACTTTGGGGGAAGACGGTAGAGAGTGTCCAGGAAGGATATATCAAAATGATAGGCGAGCCCTGGGCTCTTTCTTTCCATAAAAGCTGTCAATCACCGGCGGCGGCGATATGTTACATGGAAGTTATCGGACATTTAATGTGGCGAACTCACTTTGCGGCCACCGAAGAAGGATTTAACGAGCTCTGGATGCCGATAAGCAGATTTTTAAAAAGAATAAGTGACTTTTTGGTCGGAGAAGGAAACGGAACGGGATATATTGAAATACTCTCCGATCCGAGAAATAAAAAAGCCGAAGAATGGTTTAATGTCATGGGATTTTATTTATTGTCCCGGACGGAAAAAGTTGACAAATACGTAAAATTCGGTAAAATGTATCATACTAAGGCCGTAGGACACGGCGATAACAAGGAGCGTGTCTTATGTGCGGAAGTAATCAAGTAGGTCCCACCGAAACTCAGAAGACTCAGGCCGATATCAATACGAAGATGTATGCTTATTATAAAGAGAATTATAAGCCTCTTGTTGACAGGTATGCCGCTTCAGCTATTGACCCCGCCACGATAGCAGCCGAAAATAAAAAAGTCACCGGCGAAATTAATGCCGATCTTATGAAAGGCGCTAAACCGGTTTCAACAAATCCCGCAAGCAACGTAAAGAATATGATCAATCTTTCTGACGCGAAAGCAAGGTCGGAAGTTGCCGGGAAAGCCGGAGAAAAGGAGCGTCAGTTAGGCAAGGAACTGAATGTAATCAGCATCGGCAGAGGTCAGACAACAAAAGCCATGCAGGGCCTTGATGTTCTAGCCGGTCAATCAGTGGAAGAAGCGATTCAGAATAAAGAAATGGATATGCAAGATCAGGCTATTATGGAAAATTCTATAGGTTCTGCGGTCGGCCTTGCCGCGGGTGCCGGGTTGGGTTATTACATGAAAAGCAAAGGCAAGAATGTGACAGTCAGCAATAATGCTACAAATGACCAGACTATTACTCCGTAGGTGATTTTATGTCAGACAATTCGGGAGTGGGAACATTTTTAGGGATGTCAACATTTGGAATTGATCCCGGAAGTGGTATGGCGACAGGTGCTTCCGTTGGACTTTTGCCGGGTCTCTGGAAAAGCATTTTCCCCGATGCGAAACCTAATGAAGCCGATGAGCAAACTTCTGCTTTGTTGCAGGAGCAATATCAGGACTGGGAAAGCTCGTTTAAGCCGATTGAATTACAGGCATTGAGCCAGATTTCCACCAACAATGCCGCAGTTCTTCCGGATGCCCTTCAGGAAGCAAGGGACACGGTTACAGATTCATACCGTTCCATGGAAGGAATTGCAGACCGACAGAATAGAGGGCTGGGGATTACCCAAACGCCGCAGCAATCAAAAACATCAAAGCGTCTTCTTGATCTTAATAAATCATTATCGGCAGCGGGTGCGGAGAATACCACCAGGTCAAATGTTCGTCAAATGGATGAGCAGCTATTAATGGGGGCAGCTCCAAATCCTAACGTTCAAAAATGAATTCGTTAAGGAGGATTTTAATAATATGGAAGGGCTTATAGGAACGGGTGAAGCATACAAAGATGAAGCGATATCCGGTTTTGCCAGGGAATCGGCAGAAGATCAGAAGATTAAAGAAGCCAATGAACAGATACAGCAAGGCAATACGCAAGGAATAATAAGTGGTGCCAGTTCAATAGCTTCATTGGGAATAATGCTTGCCGCAATGTGGTAGGAGAATATTATGAGAGAAATGACAGCTGATCCGGTCGGGTCCGGCGTAAACACTGCCCTGAAAGTCATGCAGGGATTTCAGATGGCCGAAAGAATGCAAGATGACAGAGAGCAAAGACAACGCCAGAAGCAAATGTGGGCGCGAGAGGATGAATCATATTTCGGACAAAAGAACTTGAATATGGCCGCGTCAGCCTATGATAAACTTTCAAAATCAAACGGCGATCTGGATAAAGCCGGATTATCGGAAGAGGAAGAACTTTCCCTTTTGCCACTGGCCACAAAAAAAGGACTTATCAAAGACGGTAAAGTTGACAGCGGAAAACTCAATTCCCTCAATATTTTAGATAATGTCATTAAAAATGATCCGCAGTTAAATGAGGCCATGAAAAACGGACAGAAGGCCAGCATTGATCTTTCCAAGCACCCCGAAGTCGAGAAAGCCCTTCATGATGTCTATGGAGATAATTTTGACCAGGGCGTTGATAAATACGGCAATAAGTCTTCCAAGAAAGCTAATAAAATATTTGTAGATTTCAGCAATCCGGAAATGCCTACGGTGGCCTTTGGTCTTCATATTACACCGCCTCAAAATGGCGCGGCTAACATGGTGCCTTTGCAGGGTTACGAGAACAATGTTTTCACCATTCCGGAAACCGAGGGGAAACTTGCCGCCGGCCAGACCGAAAAAGGGAATATCGACCTGAGCAAACGTAAAGTATCTCTCAATCCGGATGGTTCGATAAGCACCGTTCTTTCAATGAGCATCGAAGTAGACGGCAAAGAAGTGTTAATTCCCAGGGTAAGCCCGGAGGGGAAAGTATTGTCTCCGGAAGAAGCTGTTAAATTATACAAGAAAACCGGCCAGCATTTAGGCAAGTTCGATGACGCGAACAGCGCCGACCAGTACGCCGAGAAACTTCACTCGTCAAAACTCTGGCAGCCGTCAATGGATTATTACGTTAAAGGTAAAGAGGGTTATGATAGCGTGATGACCTGGGGAAGAAACGGCGATCCCAAAGCGCCCGTTCAGCAAATCCCCGCGCCGCTTCTTTCCATGCAGATAGGAACGCTCAAAGACGTTGCCGGCCATGTAAGCCAGCTTGAAGCGAAATATGGCCCCACGGTCTTTTCTCAGAAGGTTCAGCAGGCAGAGGCCAAACGTAAAGAAGGTTCGGCCGTCATGAAAGCCTTTGAATCTTCCGGCGGCACGGACTTCACGAAATTTGCCGAAACGCTTCTTAAAGAAAATCCTGAAATGGATATGAAGGACGCGAAGGTTTGGTTCGACGCTTTGCAGAAATCCCGTCCGAAGATGGGCTCGCAAAAAGGCAAGGAAATGGAAGATCGTACGCGTATTGTGGCAGAGTTTGGGGAAAATTCTCCAGAAGTAAAGAAGTTTGACGAATCAACAAAACCCAAAGAAGCCGGAGCGAATAAGACTATCTACGGCCCCAAAGGACAGACCAAAGAGGTCTTTATCAATAAAGGCGAGGATTACGTGCCGCCTAAAAGTTGGTCACTGAAAGCACCGAAGGAAACAGATCCGACTGCGCACCAAACCCGAATTGATTCAGAAGTTGATAAAGTTGAAGGATATTTTGCCCGACATTATAAAGATGACGCAAAAACCGTTGACGACACTAAATTAGATGATGCTGCGAAGGAAAGGTTAAGGGAAAAGGTGAAGGCGGCCGAAGATTATGTAAGAAAAGGCAAAGGAAGCGCCAACGAAGCCTATCATAAATTTGATGTAAAAAAAGAAAAGAGCGCACCAAAGCCAATTACAAAAGACATAAAAAAAGAGATAGCGGAGCAATTTAAAGATATGCCAAACGGGCCCGCTAAAGTGAAAAAGATGGAAGAGGAAGCTAAGCGCCGAGGGTACGATCCTTCCAAAACCAACTATTAAAAATTACAAGGGGATTAAATGGGTGCTTTTGACGAATACGCCACTCCTGATAATAAGCAACCTGAAAAAACAGAGGGGGAAAGTGCTTTTTCGGAATATGGTGAGCCGAAACAACCTTCCTTTTTAGATAAAACAATATCAAAGGCCAAGTCTTTATTTGGCCATACGCCTACGTCCGGAAAAACAATGACCGCACAGCCGCCCGACAAACCCGCAAGGCAGCTGCATGATCAGGATGAACGGCCTGCAGAGCAACCGGCACCCACAGCACCCGTGCCCAGGGAAATGACCGTTGCTCCAAAACAGGAAGAAGCCGGGCCGAT